GAGAACTACAATGAGTACATCAAGAACGCATGGAATGAAAATGCCTACAAGAATGATGATACCGATACTGATACGGTAGAAGAGTTCGTAGACATTGATGCAGAGGACTTTGCATAATGCACCATCCTGCTGAACTAGCAATACATCAGTACCTTGAGAACGCTGCCAACGGTAAGTCTACTATGTCAGATGAAACCATCGACACAGTAGCACGTGAGGTAGCAGAGGCACTGAAGCGTCAGTTCGGTAGTGGTAATAAACGTGGTGAGTTCAGGTTAAGGATGTCCAACATTGGGCGTCCTACTTGCCAACTCTGGTTTGATAAGAACAAACCCGAAACGGCATTACCAAAGCCGACTACATTTGTAATGAACATGATGTTAGGAGATATAGTTGAAGCTGTTTTTAAGGGTGTGCTTAAAGAGTCTAATGTGGCTTTTGAAGACACTGATAAAGTTAGCCTTCCAGTGGGAGATAGTAATGATACTCACGTTTCTGGTAGTTATGATCTTATTGTAGATGGTGCAGTTGATGACGTTAAGTCAGCGTCAGACTGGTCTTACCGTAATAAGTTTGAGTCATATGACACGTTAGCTAGAGGAGATTCGTTTGGATATGTCGGGCAGTTGGCAGGGTATGCCAAAGCTGCAGGTAAGAAAGCAGGTGGTTGGTGGGTAGTCAACAAAGCCAACGGTGGTATCAAGTACGTACCTGCTGATAACCTAGACATGGAAGTAGAGTTGGACAAGATCAAACAGACTGTGGAGACAGTCAATAAGAACGAGTTCAAACGATGCTTCAAGCCTGTACCTGAGTTCTTCAGGGGTAAACCTACAGGCAATATGGTGCTTAATGATAGTTGCAAGTTCTGTGACTATCGACATGAGTGTTGGCCTAACATGGTTGAAGAACCATCACGAATGTCAAAAGCAAAAGACCCTAAGATAGTGGCATACATAGAGGAGTAAGTATGATAGGTGATTCAGAAATACAAGAGTTACATGACAACATCAAGGAGATGGAACAGGAACTCTCTGAAAAAAAGAAAGCTTTACGAGAAGCTAAGTACGCAGGATTACGTACAGCAATGCAAGCTCGTAAGGACGCTGATGAAGCAGTTCGTCAGGAACTAAAGGAGTTAGGATTAACACCAACTTCCTTTGGCGCACCATTACACTGGCACTGGAAATTCTAGTGGACGGTAGGCGCTTTAAACATGCGCTAAAGCAGGGGTATAGGAGTGGACTAGAGATAAAAGTCAAGGACTATTTGAGAGAACGTAAGGTACGTTTTAAGTACGAGTCTCTCAAGATAGAATGGGAAGACTTAATGTACCGCACCTATACCCCCGACTTTATACTGCACAACGGCTTAATAATAGAAACAAAAGGACGGTTTACATCAGACGATAGACGTAAGCATATGGCTATAAAAAAACAACACCCTGAACTTGACATACGTTTTGTGTTCGAGAACAGTAGACGCAAGTTAAGCAAGGGTGCTAAGAATACATATGCTACATGGTGTGAACGTAATATGTTCTTATATGCAGACAGGGTTATTCCAGAAGAATGGTTGAGTGAAAAAGGTAAAGACAATCATCCAGACTTAGTAGAGTTTCCTTATGATAAAATAAAAAGGAGATGACATGGAAGAGAACCATACCTTTATTAACTTTGATCCAAACGATTTCATCATACGAATTACTCCTGTGATGGAGAATGGTGAGTGGAGTGGTGAGATTAATGTAGGTCAAGTAACTACTGGAGAAAATACTTTACAAGATACAGACTATGCACACCTTAGTATGTTGACAGACATGTTAATATGTGCTATTCCTATGATAGAAAAAGACGATGCACTTAGAAAAGAACTTTTTAAGTTAGTAGAAGAGCAATTTGAAGATGATAAACCTAAAGTAATAAAGCGTGACGGTAACGTTTTAAAGGTAAACTTTTAGAAAGGAGAACACGAATGGCAGATACAATAGATACATTAACATTTGGAGAGACAACAATTACACTGGATGATCCAGTCAACAGTCCTAAACATTACAACCAAGCAGGTATTGAATGTATTGATGCCATTCGTGCTGCTACCGATGAGGGTTTCGAGTACTATCTACAGGGTAATATTATGAAGTACCTATGGAGATACAAGTACAAGAATGGATCAGAGGACTTGATGAAAGCTCAATGGTACTTGAGTAAACTAATAGAGGTGGTTGATGATAGTTAAAGTATTTCTTACACTAGAGATTGACGAAGAAGAATATCCTGTTCCTGTGGACGGTTTCATTGACCCCGAAATAGAGGACACGTTACATGATTACATTCACGATGTGGACGGTATGAGAATTAAGAACATGAAAATAATTACACAGGAGTAGACATGAACAAT